GGATCTGCAACTTTGAGCGGTTCAAGCGTTGCATCAATTACTGTTACATCTCCTGGAACTGGTTATTCTTCAGTCGCACCCGCAGTTCTGATCGAAGAACCAACAATTACCTATGAAAACTGTCTCGCTTACAGTTACGAAGGTGATTTCGGCATTGTTGTTGGAGTTGGAACAACATCATCCGGTGCACAAAGTCAGTTCTACTTTGACACTTTCATTCCTTCAGATTCGACAATGAGAGATTCTCTTTATGTTGGAACTGCAGTCACAGTCAGTGGAATTTCTACATCAGATTATCTGGTCATTAAGAACACAAACTTGTCAATTGGTGGAACATTTGCTTCACAAACAACCGCTGGTGCACACATTGGAATCGCAACAACTGCTCTTGATTGTGTTTATCAAGTTGCTTCCTTCGAAGACAACGATCAAATCATTCACGAGGGATCTCTTGTTGGATTTACAACCACTCTGAGAAGAATCTTCGTGAACGTGGATAACGCGGGAAGCATTGGTTACACAACTGCTCCTTACATGGGAGATTTCAGTTGGGGCAAGATTACTCTGGAAGACAGAGCAAATCCACAATCCTTCAATTTCTACGGTGATAACGGTGTTTCTGGAATTTCAACTTCCGCTTTGGTGATTCGTCGCAACCCATTGAAAGCGAGTGGTTTTACAACCACCTAAATCCCCTAATAAATAAAGAAAAACTTTCTCAAAATGGCAGCAATAATTACTGACCAACTTCGTATTTTGAATGCCAAGAATTTTGTTGCTGGCGTCCAGTCAACATCAAATTCTTATTACACATTCATTGGTCTTCCAAATGCGACGAATTATTCGTCAACTTGGGACACAGATCCTCCTGCGCCAAAGGATAATCTGAATGAATCGAATGATTATTATGATACGATGTTGGCTTTGAAAAAAGTCAACACGAATGACGTTGCACAGGTTGTGAGAAAGATTACCTGGGCATCAGGAACCACATATGACATGTGGAGAAATGACATCAGTCGTTCGAATCCATCAGAACCCTCTGGTGCGTTTGACATCTATGACTCAAACTTCTATGTAATGAACTCTGATTTCAGAGTTTACATCTGTCTTTATAACAATGCCACCCCAGAGAACAATTATCAGGGTGGTCCTTCTCTGGATGAACCAACTTTTACAGATTTGGAACCCAGATCTGCTGGTTCGAGTGGTGATGGTTACATTTGGAAGTATCTTTACACTATCAAACCATCTCAAGCGATCAAATTTGACTCCACAGATTACATTCCAACTCCAAGTAACTGGGATACCAGCTCTGATAACGCTGCCGTTCGTAATAATGCTGGTACAAGCGGTCAACTGAAGATCGTTACAGTCAGAAATCGTGGTGTTGGACTCGGAACTGCGAACTCAACTTACAGAAATGTCCCAATTTTGGGTGATGGACAGGGCGGAAAGTGCACAATTGTGATTGATAACGACTCAAAAGTCGATTCTGTCACAATTTCGGACGGTGGAACAGGATATACCTTCGGAACAATTGATTTGGTCGCAGGTGGAGTCCCAACTGGAACCACTTCACCCGTTTTTAACGTCATTATTCCTCCAAATGGCGGTCACGGAAAGGATATTTACCGTGAATTGGGCGCATTTAACGTTCTGACTTATGCCAGATTCGAAAATGACACCGAAAATCCTGATTTTATCACTGGAAACCAGTTTGCAAGAGTCGGATTAATCGAAAATCCACTTGCTGCGGGTTCAGAGAGCAATTTGGACACCGATAAAGCAGCTGCAACTTATGCAATTCGCCTTGCTGGTGCAGGATATAGTGAAGCAACCTTCACTGCTGACTCATATGTCACTCAAACTGTTGGTGTTGGGTCAACTGCGGTTGGAAGAGTTGTTTCTTATGACCAAACAACTGGTGTTTTGAAGTATTGGCAGGACAGAACCAACTGTGGATTCAATTCTGACGGCACTTTGAATACAAGTCCTGTTTATGGCTTCAGAGAAAATCGTTTCACAGCAACTCCAACCAGTGGAGACTTGACTGTTCGTGGTGGAAGCATCAATTTGTCAATCAGCACCGCTTTCCAAGGTGTCTCAACGGTAATAAATAACAGAACATACTACCTGGGACAGACATTTGTGTCTGGACTGGCTGACCCAGAAGTCGAAAAATACTCTGGAAACATCGTTTATGTTGATAACAGACCTTCTGTAACCAGAAGTTCCTCTCAGAAAGAAGACGTTAAAATCATCTTGCAGTTCTAAAAAATCATGCCACAGGAAACTAATCTCAACGTTGCTCCTTATTTTGACGACTTTGAACCTGACAGTAACTATTATAAGGTTCTGTTCAAACCTGGATATCCTGTTCAGGCGAGAGAATTAACGACTCTTCAGTCAATTCTTCAGAACCAAATTGAAGATGTTGGCAATCACCTCTTCAAAGAAGGTGCTGCGGTTATTCCTGGTGGCGTAACTTACGAAAAAAGCTTTTATGGGATCCAAATCCAAGCAGAATATCTTGGAGTTCCCGTTTCTCTTTACCTGGATCAGATTGTAGGCAAGACAATCACAGGTGCAACGTCTGGTGTGACCGCAAAAGTGGTCACTTATATCACAAATGAGCAGTCTGAAAAGGGAAATTTCACACTTTATCTGAATTATCAGAACTCGGGCAGCACTGATGCTGCTACTGCAACCTTTATTGATGGTGAAATTCTCCTAACTGACACAGCAATCACTTATGCAACCACCTTCATCTCTGCTGGAGAGGGTTTTGCATCCACAGTTCCACAACAAGCAGCAATTGTTGGATCTGCATTTACTTTGAGTGCTGGTGTCTTCTTCCTCAGAGGTTATTTTGTTGACGTTCCTGACTCAATTCTGATTCTGAGTCAGTACACCAATACACCAAGTGTTAGGGTTGGTTTGAACGTTTTAGAGGAGATTATTACTTCTGAAACTGATCAAACACTTAACGATAACGCAAAAGGATTCAATAATTACACCGCACCTGGTGCAGATCGTCTGAAAATCAGTGCAAAACTGTTTTCAAAACCACTTGATGACTTTGATGACCAATCTTTCGTCCAATTGGCGGAAATTCAGAATGGAAATCTTCGTAAAATCACCGATAACACCCAATATAACTTTATTGGAGACGAATTTGCTCGTAGAACTTACGACGAATCTGGTCACTACTATGTAAAAGAGTTTATTACCACCGTTCGTGAAAATTTGAACGATGGACAAGGAAATAGAGGAATTTATAATCCTGGACAAACCACTTCAAGTGGAAATGCTCCAAGTGCGGAGAATCTTGTTTACAAAATCTCTCCTGGCAAGGCATATGTAAGAGGATATGAAGTCGATTTGCGAGCATCGACTCTTATTGACGTTGCAAAACCCAGAACAACCAAAACTCTGGACCCACAAGCTCTGAATTTTGGTTTTGGACCCACTTTTACCGCAAACAACGTTTATGGGTCGGCAACAATTGGATTCAACACCTCAAACACCATTAGTTTGAGAGATCAAAGAGTTGGATCTGATCCAGAAGCAAGACCCGGTAAAGAAATTGGTGTTGCTCGCATTTATGACTTCGCTTTGGAGTCTGGATCTTACAATTCTGCTGTTCCAACCGCAAATGAGTGGGATTTGTCACTTTGGGACGTTCAGACTTATTCTGATTTCACCGTAAACACTGCTGTAACGCTTTCCACCCCAACTCACATCAAGGGTGAATCGAGTGGTGCAAGTGCATTCCTGAAATATTCAGTTTCTGCTGGAACTGCCTTCACTGCTTACGATGTTCAAGGTGATTTCTTCAATGGTGAGCGTCTTCTGTTTAATGGAGTCGCAAATGACAGCAGATATGTCACAGGAATTAGAAATTGGGAAAATTCCGACATTAAATCAGTTTTCGGAATTGTAGGGTCTGCATCGACCTTTAGTGCAGACATCGTACAGGAGGATTTCTATGAATATGGATCCGCAACGATCACTGGCGCAAGTGGTGGTGTTTCAACCGTTACAGTTGCTGGTGCTGTTTTCCCTGGCATTGTCACAACAGGGAACATCGTCTCATACCAAAGAGCATCTCTCACTAACGTTTCTTATGCACGAGTTACAACCGTAAACACCAACAATCTTGTAATTGAAGCAGTTGAGTCTGTTACAGGAATCAATAATGGTGCACTTCCAACTTCTCAAGAAACTGGAGCACAATTTAAGGTTGTACAAACCAAGATTCAAGACACCAATGGATCTGGAAACGAAGCATCAAATGAAACTCTGTTCAGTGTCTTCCCCAAAAAGAATATTGAAAGTGTTGATCTGACATCAGCAAATCTGGTCATCAGAAAGCAGTTTACCACTTCAATTTCTGCAAACTCAACTCCTGTTATCAATGCAGATCCCAATGAGGTCTTCCTGCCATTTGATGAGGAAAGATACATTCTGATGCGTTCTGATGGAACCACAGAAGCACTAACCGCAGACAAAATCACTCTTACTAACGGTTCAACCTCAATTCAAATCAATGGACTGAGCGCAACCACGGATTCTGGAACAATTCTGATTGCAACTCTCCGTAAGAGCAACATTACAAGCAAAACCAAATCGAAAGTCATTTCGACTAACGTTCTGATTGACAAATCATCGTTGTCTTCTTCAGGAATTGGCGGAACCACCCTGAATGATGGATTGACTTATGGTTCATTCCCATTTGGAACACGAGTTCAGGATGAAGTTATTTGTCTGAACGTTCCTGATGCATACAAGATTCATGGAATTTATGAGTCTAAGGACACTTCGGATCCTGAAGCACCTTACATGACCACCGCTTCGATGGATGGTCCAAGTTCAAACACTAACGATTTGATCATTGGTGAAACAATCACTGGATCAATCAGTGGAGCAAAAGCAATTTATCTGGTTAGAAAAACTGACACGTCAATCAATTTTGCTTATCTAAACAACGTTGTCTTTGAGTCTGGAGAGGTCATTAACTTTGACCAATCTGGTGTAAGTGCAGTTGCAACTAATGTTGTTGTTCCTTCTAAGAATCTGACTAGTCAGTTCACGTTCGATGATGGTCAAAAAGGATCACATTATGATTATTCAAGAATTGTAAGAAATGGAGATGCTAACGTTCCTGCAAGAAAACTGAAAGTTTATTTTGCTAAGGCAGTTTATGAAACTTCTGACACTGGAGACATCACCACTGTAAATTCTTACGATCAGTTTAATTATGCTAAAGACATTCGCAGCATCAATGGTTATAGAACAACTGATCTTCTTGACGCAAGACCAAGAGTTAAAGATTACACCGTCTCCTCTGGTGCAAACTCACCATTCGAATTCTCGGGAAGAGACTTTGATGGAGGAATCAACGGACAGCACAGTTCTAAATTCGTTCTGGCATCTGATGAGTCGATAACAGTTGGATTTGATTATTATCAACCAAGAGCAGACAGAGTTTGCATTGATAAAGAGGGTTATGTTAGCGTAATTCCTGGAACTCCATCAGATGATCCAAAACTCCCAGAGAACACCAGTGGTGCTCTGAATATTGCAAACATCTTTCTTCCTGCTTATCTTTACGATGTCAACAACGCTCAGGTTGACTTTGTTGAGCATAAGAGATATCAGATGTCCGACATCTCGAAGTTGGAGCAAAGAATCTCCAATCTGGAGTATTATTCTTCACTGAATCGTCTTGAGCAAGCAACTGTCAATTCCTTCGTTCCTGACGCGAATGGTCTTAACAGATTCAAGTCTGGTGTCTTTGTTGACAACTTCTCAACACTGCAACCACAGGATCCAACAATTGGAATCAGAAACAGTATTGATGATCTTAAGCAAATTCTGAGACCTTCTCACTACACAACTGCTCTGTCATTGCAGTTGGGAACATCAGCAATTAGTGGAATCGGAACAACAACTGATCCAAATGAGGATGAAAGAATTGCTTCCGTTCAGGGAACTGGAGTCAGAAGAACTGGTCAAGTTGTTACTCTTGATTTCACTGAAGTTGAATATGTTAAAAACCCATTTGCAACTAGATCTGAAAGCGTAACTCCTTTCCTGGTGCAGTTCTGGGGTGGAACTCTTGATCTGGAACCAAACGTTGATGTTTGGATCGAAGTCAATCGTTTGGAAGTTGAGAACAAGCAACTTGAGGGTAACTTCAGCACAATTGCTCAGTTGGTTGGAGCAGAAGTCACAACAAATGAAGATGGTCTGAGAAGCGGAATTACTCCAATTCAGTGGGATTCTTGGGAAACCACAGGTGTTAACGTTAACACCTCACTGAGCATGAGTGGAAGCAGCAGCAACAGCGGTGCAACCATCTCGGCATCTGTCAGCACCAGTGTCAATTTGAATCAACAAAGACGTGGTGAGCAAATTTCACTCACAGAGAGACTTGACACAGTTTCTCTTGGTGATCGCATTGTCTCCAGAGACGTTGTTCACTTCATGAGATCCCGTAACGTCGAATTCACGGGAAGAAATCTGAAGCCATTCACCAGACTGTATCCATTCTTTGACAGTGTGGATGTTGCTAAATTCTGTCTCCCCAAACTGGTCGAAATTACAATGACCAGTGGAACTTTTACCCCAACAGAAACAGTTATTGGCACAATGCCTTCGACTCAGCAGAGCGAAGAAATTACCGATACATCAACTGCAGCGATCACTTTCAGAGTCGCAACTGCAAATCATAAGTATGGTCCTTATAATAACCCCACTGACTTCTTTGATTCCAATCCTTATGACAGAGAAGCAACTCTCCCCTCCACTTATTCTGAAACGACCACTATTCTGAACGTTGACACCTTTAGTCTCCAATCAGAAGACAATCCTAACTTTGCTGGTTATATCGCAACTGGTATGGTTCTTGTCGGTCAGTCAAGTGGTGCACAAGCAGTTGTAAGTAATGTCAGACTTATCACTGACAGACTTGGAACTCTGATTGGTTCGTTTAGAGTTCCCGATACTGCGAACGAAACCAATCCTGCTTTCGAAACTGGACGTAATATGTTCAGACTCACCAGCAGCACAACAAACAGCAAGA